TTCCAATAGTATATGAAGAATAGGATAGACAGTTTAATGAAGTGTGCCCAAAATTTTCTTTCTCTTTTTTCTAAGTTTATTATAACAAAAAATTTTTTGAAAGTCAACAAATGTCGGTTATAGGCTTCCTAATATGTTTCCCATTGACCGCCGGAATGATTGCGTTGAGAGGCGGTAAATACTTGCCAATCCATTTATCCTCTGTGCTGGCTAATGCGTCCTGCGCGCAAAACTCTAACACTTTTAAAGTTATGCTATGCCCCAAGCTTGCTGCTTTTCTTAGCTACTGGTATTTCTTGCTGTTATACTCTGGGCTTTCATCGCAAAACGTGTTGGCTTTGTGTGCTATAAATCTGTTTAATAGGTCTGTGGACTTGCCTATGTAGACTAAGGCTTCATCGCAGTAAATTGCATAAATGCCGGTCTTGCCTTGATACTTATCTTTTGTCTCTTGGCTAACCTCATTGTAGTATTGCTGAATAAGTTCATAATGTTTATTAGTCATAGTTATTTTCTCCTTTTGTTTGTTTGTTTCTTTGCTTGGGATTTATGTCTTTCCCCTTCACTAGTATATGAGAATTAGGGTGTCAAATTTAATCACGTTTGTCCAAAAAATTTTTGACTTTTAGTTAAAGTTTTGGTATAATATAGATGGGGCAAATCAAATTAACTTGGCATGATGATTTTTTAATAATATTAGAAGCAAATAAGGAGGTGTATTGGCTGTGGTAAGTGTTTATGATGAAGAGATTACGAGGCCTGAAACCTTAGAAAAATATTATAGAGTTATCAATAGATGGCTTGAAAATGGATATAATAGTGTTGAAGCTTATCAATCTGTATATCCAACAGCCAATCATTAGAGTGCCTTAAAGAATTTCTCTAAAATAAGAAATATGCCACGATTTAAAGATTATATAATGCAACAAAGGCAATTAGCTTATGAAGCAAAGAACATTGACCTGATGCGCATAACAGAGGAATTGGCTAATGTTGCTTTTGCTGATATTAAAGATGAGAATGTCCCAGTGGCGCAAAAGGTTAAATCCTTAGAGATTTTATTGAAAGCTTTAAGAGAGGACGCCGCCGCGCAGGAGTCTTCTAATATCATCACTGTTGGAATAGAGGATGATGAAGATGATGAAGATTAATTTAAAAAAGAGCATATTTAATAAGGCTTACTTGCCTTATTTATAGGATTATTCTAAAAGGTATGAGATTTATTATGGAGGAGCAGGTTCTGGTAAAAGTAAATTTGTAAGTTAGAAATTAGTTTACAAAGCTATGCAGAGTCTAAGGAAGATACTTGTTCTAAGGAAGGTAAACCGCACCACAAAGAATTCTACGTTTCAAATACTACAAGATACTTTAAGTGAATGGAAGCTATTGCCCTATTGTAAGGTTAATAAAACTGACTTCTCTATTATGTTGCCTAATGGCTCTTAGTTCATCTGCATAGGATTAGATGACCAAGAGAAATTAAAGAGCATTGTGGGACTGACCGATGCGTGGCTTGAAGAGGCAACCGAGTTCACGTAGAATGATTTCAACCAGGTAGACCTCCGCATAAGGGAGAGGGTAGATGCAAGTTAGATTATATTAAGTTTTAACCCAGTTAGTAAAGCTAACTGGTGCTTCTTATAGTTCTTTAAAGAAGACCCTACCTTAGACGCATTTAGAGCAGGATGTAATATTGTTCATACTAATTATTTGGATAATAAGTTTTTGCCTGATGAATATATTAAATCTTTGTTGCTATTGGAAACCACAAACCCAGTCTTCTATAAGATTTATGCGCTTGGTGAGTTTGGCTCTCTTGATAAGCTAGTCTACAACAATTGGCAATCCATAGAGTTTGATTATACACAGATTAAAGGAAAGCGTTGTTTAGGGCTTGACTTTGGTTATACCAATGACCCCACTGCTTTAACTTGTTCTATTGTGGATGATGAGAATAAGCGCCTCTATGTCTATTAGACTTGGGGAGGCACTGGCTACTTGAACGATTAGATAGCTAAGAAGCTGATAGAACTTGGCTATGGGAGATCAACTATTATAGCGGATTCCGCAGAAGCCAAATCAATAGATGAGATTAAGCTAGCAGGAGTGAGAAGAATACTGCCAGCCACCAAAGGGCCAGGTAGCATACTTCAAGGTATCCAAAGGGTGCAACAGTATGAGATTATAGTTCATCCAAGTTGCACTGAGCTTATTGAAGAATTACAAAATTACAGTTGGACAAAAGACAAAGCTACAAATGAATATATTAATAAGCCTGTTGATAAGTTTAACCATTATTTGGATGCGCTTAGATACAGCTTACAATGTATTGATGATAGACCTAAAATAAAAATGATGGATAAGAGTCTATTATTTTAATAAAAGGAGATAAGAAAATGGTTAGATTAAATAGTGTTGATGAACTGAACCAAGAGGTCATCAAAAGAATTATAAATTAGTTTCAGATGAATGAGCTGCCTCGTTTAATGAAGCTTAAAAATTATTACTTAAACAAAACAGCTATTTTAAATAGAGTTAGGGTTGATTCGACGCAACCAAATAACAAGGTGGTTCACCCCTTCGCGCAGTATATTACTGATACTTTAACTGGTTATTTCATGGGTGAACCAGTAGCATACACATCTAATGAGAACATTGAAGCATTAAAGCTTGTGTATGAATATAATGATGAGCAGAATGAAAACATGGAATTAGCTAAGAACTGCTCCATCTTTGGTAAAGCTTGGGAATATCTTTATGTTGATTTAGATGGCTCTTTGCGCTTTACTTATATTGACCCCAGAGAAATAATTCCCATTTATGGTACAAGTATTAATGATGATTTGCTTGCGGTCATCCGCTTCTATGAAGAGTACAATGTGGTGAAGGACGCAGTTGATGTCATTGTTGAAGTGTACACAGACACAGAAATTTATACTTACAAGACTGAGCAGGTAATCTCAAACTTAGAGCTTGTAAGTGTTATTCCTCATGCTATTGGTTCTGTTCCTTTTGTTCTTTATATGAATAATGAGGATATGACCGGCGACTTTGAAGGGGTTATTAGTCTTATTGATGCTTATGATGCCTTAGTGTCTGATGACTTGAATGACTTTGAGTATTTCTGTGATGCTTATCTGGCGCTTTATGGCTACACCGCAGACAGTGAAGATGCTAAGCAGATGAAGGAAAATAGAATTCTTTGCTTGGATACAGGTTCTAAGGCTGAGTGGTTAATTAAGCAAGGCGATGGTGCAAGTGTTGAGCAGACTAAGACCAGAATTGAGACAGACATTCATAAGTTTAGTAAGACCCCAAACGCAAACGATGAAAGTTTTAGTTCTAATACTTCTGGCGTTGCTATGAAATATAAGTTGTTAGGAACAGAGAACTTAGGCTCTATTAAGGAGAGTAAGTTTAAGAAGGGCTTACAGAGAAGAATGGAAATCATCAGCCATCTCTTTGAATTAACCAGGAGACCTAAGATTGATTGGCTTGGTGTTGACATTATCTTCACTAGAAATCTGCCAGTCAATGAAGCTGATATTGCCAATATGGTTGAGAAGCTTGACGGCATTGTTTCTAAGAAAACTCTGGTTGCGCAGTTGCCTTTTGTTGATGATGCCGAGCAAGAGGTAGAACGCTTACAGGGTGAGACTAAGGCTAATATTATTTATACTGCGGGCTTTGGTTATCAGGAAGCCCAAGAGGAAGAAGTAGCTGAATGAATTGGAAGGCCGCGCACAAAATAAGCGCAAACACTCTCTCCATTGGAAGAGGATTGGAATTAGAAATTTTAGCTATGCTTGCGGCTTTGGATAAGAAGATAGATTCAATAGACAGAGCTATCTTATTGCAGTTTTTAGAAGAAGAATTAGATAAAATAGCTTTGGCGCAAACGGAAGCCTTAGATAAGATGGTTAAAATGGCTTATTCTTATTCACTCAATGCTACTCTTGGTAAGTTAAAAGAAGGCCCAGTTGTTCCTTCTTTGGCTATTGGATATAACATGAATTGGTGTATTGACAATAAGAATTACAAAGAGAGAGTTGTAAACAATATTCAAGGCATCAAATCTGAATTACAAGGTTTAATTATAGGTTTTGATGGAGACCCTATTGTTCTTTTGGGATTAATCCATGATATATTAAAGAAAGCTAAGTTTGAATGGAGCAGATTAATTCAAACCGAAGCAGAAGCTTGTTATTCGCAAGGCGCAAGAGATGCTTATCTAATGGAAGGTGCTTTATATGCGGTAATTGAGAATGATAGCCCCTGTGATGCTATTTGCGTGGATTATGTAGGAGAACATTAGGTGAGTTTAAGAGGTGGAATTGGGGTGGACCTCCCTCCCTACCATCCTTTTTGTAAATGTGTTTTCTTAGGCCTGTTTGGGCACTAAGGATTAATCTTAGATACTTGCTTTTTAAGAATAGTAGAATGATTGAGGGATCTAACAAATTAACTATTTTTATAGGGAATTCAAAGATAACTCAGAAGGAGAATAAACATGGAAAATTTAGAAAATAAGAATACCGAACAAGAGGTAAAAACTTACACCCAAGAAGAGGTTAATAAACTTCTTCAATCAGAAGCTGACCGCAGAGTTTCAGAAGCTTTAAAGAAACAGCAGAAGAAATTTGATGAAGCCCAGAAGCTAGCAAATATGTCTAGTGAAGAGAAGCTGAATTATGAATACAATCAAAAGCTCCAAGAGCTAAATGATAGGGAAGCTGAACTGAGTAAAAGAGAACTTTTAGCTGAAACAGAAAAACAGTTAAATGAAAAGGGTTTGCCCACTGCGGTTGCCGCTTTAATTATTGGTAAAGACGCAGAAACCACTTTAACCAATATTACAAGTTTCGCTGATATTTTTAACAAGGCTGTTGAGAGCGAAGTTGCTAAAAGAATTGGAACTGGTGCGCCAAAGGCAAACCAGAACGCAAGCGGCATTAGCAAAGAACAGTTCAAGAACATGAGTTTGGCGCAGCAAGCTGAACTTTTTAGAACACAGCCTGATTTATATAAACAATTAACTAACTAATAAAGGAGATTATGCATTATGGCAAATACTGTTTACGATAACATCGTTCTCTCTAACAAGATGAATGATATCTTAAAGACTAAGGTTGATTTAAACTCTTATTTAACTATTGATACTAGCATGACAGAGCAGGCTGGTATGAAGAAGGTAATTAATACTTACACTGCTACTGGTAATGTTGAAGACTTAGCAATGGGCGCAGGCAACACTGGTGATATCAGCGTTTCTTTCACTTCTGCTGAGTATGAAGTAAAGACAACTCAGGGCCGCTTCCAGTATTATGATGAGCAGGCTATGAAGGATCCTATGGTTGTTGAAGCAGGTCTTGAAGGCATTGCTAAGACTATGGTAAATGATTTTACAACTAAGGCTATTGCTGAGTTCGACAAGACTACCACAACTGTTGAAGCTGTTGCTTATAACTTTGCTATGGTTGTTGACGCTATTGCCGCAATGAATGTTGAGAGCGAGGAAGGCATGTTCTTACTTATCTCTCCCGCAGACCAGGCTGATTTCCGCAAAGGTCTTAACAATGACCTCAAATATGCGGAGAGCTTTGTGCGCACTGGTTATATTGGAACCGTTTGTGGTGTTCCTGTAATTATTTCTAAGGCTTTAACTAAGGGTAAAATGTTCTTAGCTACTAAGGACGCCGTGACGCTCTTCGTTAAGAAAGATACGGAAATTGAACAGGTACGCGACGCAGACACCCGAAACAACACTGTCTATATTAGGAAAGTTGCCGTAGTAGCTTTGACTGATGCTACTAAGGTAGTTAAGATTACTGTTGCTGGTCATTAATTAATATCAAGGCAATAAGCCTCTGATTATTTTAACCCCAGAGGATTTCTTAGTCCTCTGGGGTTTTTCTTTTTATACAAAATAATACAAGGAGAGTTTTTATTATGACGATTTTAGAAAAAGTTCAGAGTATAACAGGCTCTACAAATAAAGTTCTTGAAACTCTTGTTGACATGTGTAAGGATGAAGCTACTCAATACTGCAATTTAGAAATCTACACTGAAAGACTGGATAATGCGGTTGTTCAGATGGTTGTTGAAAGATTTAATAGATTAAATAATGAGGGAGTAGAGTCCACCAGCGCTTCTTCTATCAATGAGAAGTTTATTAATGGTTATTCTTAGTCAACAATTAGTATGTTGAATAAAAATAGAAAAATAAAGGTGGTTGGTTATTAATGAAGAGAGATATTATTACTAAGGTTCAAACCACTTATACCCCAGATGGTTCTGGCGGCTATACAGAAGAAACTACGGAAGTGGGTAATTATGAAGTAAAGCTGTCAATAGGTAATAATGTTGAAGAAGCCACCGCCTATGGAGTATCAGTAGAACAAGTTTTAAAGGTAATTGCGAATGTCCCTTTGCGTGAAGATGCGGCTGGCTTGAACATGGTCATAGGGCAGCAAGGCAACCCGGGCCGCACCCCAGTCAAAGGAGTAGATTATCTTACTGAGGGTGATATTGAGACTATGGCGCAAAAGATTCCCAAATGGTCTTTTATAGATGAAGGAAAGTGAGGTAAACTATAATGGATGAAATTATTACAAAAACTTATTTTCTTTATGATGGTAAGAAATATGAATTAAGAGCCCAAGTAGCTTACCGCAATAGATATTTAATTACTCTTATTGAGGTAGAAGAGTAATGGGATATCTGGGAACGCAAATAAGAGATGGAGCTTTGTATGTGGATATTACTCCCGAAGTGCTTGGGCTTCCTTCTTTAACTCCACTATGCGGCATCCCTATTGAATATAAAGATGCTTGGAAGAAATTTGGCGAGGCTTTTAAAGCTATTGCAACTACAACCTGTCCAGTAGACACAGGATTTTTAAGAGATAATATAGACTTCCATGCTGATGATGGTGGAGTTGAATGTTGGAGTGATGCTACATATAGCGCTTATCAAGAATATGGAACTTATAAGATGGCTCCTCAACCTTATTTTGAGGGAGCGCTTGCCGCCGCTTTTTCAGAGACCGGAGATTTGTTCAATACAGCTATTCTTATGTATTCTGAGATGGATAATGATTTCTCTTTTCTTCTGGCTGGTTGCACAGGAGGTATTGATGATTGTTATAGGTATCTTGATACACTTGCCCGACAGATTGATATGTGCGATAAGGCTGGCTATGATACTACCTTGCTAGAAGACGCTTATGTAGATATATTAGAGCATGTCTAGCAGATGGAACAAACATAGATGATGGCGCAACAAGGTGGAAAAGGCTTCGCATCATTTATTGTTTCTCAATTGGCTATACTACTGGGTACTTTGATAGCTCAGGTGCTTACTTTCCCTTTTAGAATGCTATGGGAAAATAAAACAATCAATCATAGGACAGTTCATTAAGGAGGATTACAATGTTAGATATTAAGAAAATTATATTTTAGGCTATTGGAGCCTTATCTATTCCTGTAAGAGACAATCCTCAAATATCTTCTAAGAAGTTTCCATTTGGTATTTTAAGAACCATTAATGTTGCACCTCAGCAATTAAAGAATTACACTAAGGCTAAATGGTTAGTGAGATTAGATG